ACCATTGAGCGTCTCAATAAACCATCACAGCAGTTACAACTTAGAGCGGTTTTTGAAATCATTGGGGTCGAGCCTCGCGAGTTGATAGAATCATTCAACAAAAACGAAGCAGGAATGAAATCAAGTCGAATTATTTCCGGATTTTCCGACATTTTGTTCATTTTGAAAGTGTCACGCTATACATTGGCATATTCTGATTCAGTTTTGCATGCTGAACATAACAAGCACTGGTATTACCCTGGGAGGAATCCAACTGAGATAGTTGATGGAGTCTGTGAGTTCACAAGCGATTGTGATGGGGAAGTTATTGAAACCGACTTCTCGAACCTCGATGGACGAGTGTCCGGCTGGATGCAACGTAATATAGCTCAAAAGGCTATGGTCCGCGCATTTAAGCCAGAATATACCGAAGAAATAATATCTTTCATGGACACCATCATCAATTGTCCAGCCAAAGCCAAACGTTTTGGATTCCGTTATGAACCTGGTATGGGGGTTAAAAGTGGTAGCCCAACAACCACACCTCATAACACCAAATACAACGCTTGTGTAGAATACACGGCACTGAAATTCGAATACCCTGAAGCTAGACCAGAAGATATTTTTCAACTAATCGGTCCTAAATGCGGCGACGACGGGCTCGCAAGAGCCACCGTCCAGAAATCCATCAATAAAGCCGCTAAAAGTTATGGACTTGAGTTAAAAGTCGAACGCTACAATCCAGAAATCGGCTTATGCTTCTTGTCGAGGGTATTTGTAGATCCGTTGAACACAAACACAACGATGCAAGATCCCTTACGCACATTGAGAAAATTACACTTGACCACCCGTGACCCCACTATCCCACTAGCCGACGCTGCTTGCGACCGCGTCGAAGGTTATCTTTGTACTGATGCCTTAACACCACTTGTTGGTGATTATTGTCGCATGGTACTCAGGCTGCATGGTCCTAACTCCTCAACTTTGGAAGTTCGGAATAACCGTCGCAGCCGAAATAAAGAGAAACCCTACTGGATGACATGTGATGGAACATGGCCACAGCATCAGCAAGACACCCAATTGATGAAACAAATACTTGTCAATCGTACTGGAATCGACGAAGATAACGTCGACAAGCTCATTGGGCGTTTTGCCGCAATGAAAGATGTCTGGGAGCAAATCACCTATGACAGTGAGACGAGCAACGTATCTCACACGATTGATGAAGAAGGCGTAGTGCCAGGCTCCGTGGACGAATCGTTTACCAAATTGAACGATGCCAAACAAACTCGCGCAAATCCAGGAACTTCCAGAACGCGTTCAACACGCGTTTTCAAAAGTGACAACCAGTTACCCAGACGCACCGACCAACGTGCGTCGGGACCTCGACAATCTGCAGGCTTGCCTGAACAAGGCCAAGCTCACCATCAGCAGAATGGTCACATCCCTGTTAGAAAAACCAACAGTGGTGGCGTACCTAGAAGGTCGAGCTCAACCGGAGGAAA